ACAACCGTATTGCTCGCATCCATGAAGGTATTGACGCAGGATAGCGCTTCTATGAGAAACTCCGTGTCAACATGCCCGGTGGCATTATAAACATCTATCCCTTCAGTCATGGTCGACAGCTCATTGAGCTGCGCTACACTACCACGTAACGCTTTGATTAAAATCTCTTTTTTGTTCATCATAGCTTTTTTGTAAGTAAATTCTTGTTGTGTCTACACTACCATGACCGAGAAGGTCGGCCAGTTGAATGACATCCTTATTTTTCTTCAGGAACATTTTAGCGAAAAAATGCCGTAAGGCATGCGCGTGCATCTTCCTTGAATCGATACCGCAATGT